TGTACAGTATGAGCCCCGTCAAGATGACACATGGCATACTTTGTGTAAATTATATGTTCCAACTCATATATTGGAAATGAATATGCAAAACGATTAAAAAACTCATTGTCAGTCATCTTTAACATCACCCAATTCACGTTTTTATCAATCACATATTCCGACATACTTAACATAACCCGTTTATACATATCGTTGGTGTAGTCAAGTCTTATCGGCCCATCTGCTTCCCTGCACGTGTATAATATTGAGCCAAAGGGGTCTATGCTTATTACTGTGCTGCCGGGGCGATGCTGTAAACAAGCATCAATAATTGTCTTTGTTCCCATGCCCAACCTAAGACCTATCTCCACTAAAAGACCATCAACATCTTTCGATAGTTCAATTGCTTCAGTAAGCAACTCGTATTCACCACTATCTCCAAGTATCATTATTCAAAAGGATAATAGTAAGATAATTGACCCGTTCTAATCAAGTCTGTAACAATAGCTGCTTCCGATGCGTATATACCCGCCTCTTTCTTTTTCCATTCGGTATATTCCGTTCCACCTTCATCAAGGTTAACTATCTTTATATTCCGCATAAATGCGTTTTTAAAACCCGCAACAATAGAACGAACTGAAAAGACTGAGTCGTCGTACCCGTATTTGGAAAATTGCTTTAAAGCCCCTATTTTCTCTAACATCGCGGGGTTGTACATTGTGCAAGTCCCCATAATGTCATTATTCCACAATAACTGCCCGTCCTTGTCGGGTATCAACTCCCCGTAAACGTCGTCACGCTTTAACCCAAGAATACCTATTTCGGGGTGTAATTCTATTTGTTCCTGCATTTCTTCAACCCACCCGATATGTGTCGTAGTCCAGTCATCATCGCATTTAACAAAAAATTGCCCATCTTTTCTTTGTTTTAACGCAAGGTTAATGCCCTCTGCTGTACCTAAGTTCTCGCCCGGATAAATCAATTTAATATTTAAGTCGTGATTTAAATATTGATTTATTAACCTTGACGTTTCTTTGTACTGGTCGTTTTGAATTATAATAAGTTCGTGCTTTTTAAAGTCTACTGTAGTAAGCAGACTATCTAAAGTTTGTTGTAAGTATTTTAACTTACCGTTTTCTTCTGTGCAATACACGCACATGGCTATAATTACGCTCATATCTTTAGATTAAAAAACCCGAACAGCCAACCAAAGTGAGAAAGTGCGAACTTACATGAACACAGATGGTTTTAGCTGCCGGGATGTCTTTGTTGATTGCTCTGTTCATGTATATCTTGTTCGCTTCGGCTAAGATAAAAAAAGTTTTTATTATATCAAAATAAAATTTTACCTTTATTACGTGCTATACACGATGACTATTTACAAGATTACTATATAAAAATTTAAAAACAATGGCAGCATATCAAGGTTCACAACTCGTAAACATTTTATCCGCACCAACAAAAGACAGTCCAAACGCTCAAGAGCCGTTTCCTCCTATTGGTCAGATAACAACCAACAACCCATTCCCTAACATTTCTCCGTCACCACAGTATTTGTTGGTGTCACAGGATATTCAGGCTGCTTGGCCTTTATCGTCACAGCAACTTACGGATTTTCCTACAGGACAGTCGGTTGTTCAGGTTCGTTATTGGAGAGGGAATCAGCACGATAGCGGGTTTATTATCACCACAGCAGCTTTATCAGCTATTCAATCGGCTTTCTAAAATAGACCTTAATAAAAGGTTTTTACCTGCATCTGAAATAAGTGCGGGATTTTTTATTAATAAGGGACTTCGTTGGTGTGTTCTTTGTTGGCATCAAAAAAGTATTCACGACCCTCACCTATTGGCTTAAATCGTGCTACCTTGTTATCGAAGCTAATACCGTTCAGTAGGTATGGTAAACCGTTTATAGTTCCAGTCTTTTCAAATTCGTCTAAAAACAAACAAAAACGGTCAATAGCCGCAAGTTCAGCTTTGTGCCTTTCGTTTTCCTCTTTAACCAATTTGGTGTGGTCTACTATCATACGGGGGTTCCGTCTGTTGCTTCAGGGGTTTCTACCGGGGCTTCTTCCACTACGGGTGCTGCCTCTACGATTGGCTCTGCAACGGGTTCGGGTGCTGTTTCGATGCTTGCTGTAATCTGAAATGAATTAACTGCCGCTAATGCTGCCTGAAGGTCTGCAATCTTTGCGTCCAGTTCGTCTTTGTTGGTTTTTACAATAAGTGCCATTTTATTTTGATTTTTTTGATTTTGCTGCGTCTGTTGATTTTTTTAGTCCGGCTTTGATAGCGTCACTTGCTGCGTAACCGTAAGATTTTCCACCACCTGAATTTTTGTATCCCTCGCCAATAGCTTTCCCCAAAGCGGGGTTAGCTTTTTTCATGCTGTCAATACGGCTTGTGGCGACTTCGCCAAATCGGGTTACACTTTTACCGTTGCTGTTCTGCATATTAACAGCTTTTTTCTTTGTGGTATCTTGTTTCATCTTAGCCATAAGTCAAATGTAATAATGTTTTCTTTATTTCCAAAAAATATCTTCAAGATGCCTAAACTTTTTGTAATCGTTTGAAAACTCAAATGGGCTACCACCGTCAATGAGTTCTTTTATTATTTCTGTAAGATCATCACCATCTTTGGTTATTACCGTGTACCAAATGTTGTAGGGTAGCTTTATTAGTTTCTTTATGTGGTGGTGCATGGGTTAATCGAATAAAACATTTTTAAATGCGTTTCCCTTTCCGTTCCAAAATATCTTTTCGATGGTTTTCTTTTTGTTATTGGTTGCAGATAATGAACTTCTATGTGTAAAAGCGTAAACCATTTTAAAAGGGGCATTATATTCTGAAATATAAACAGGATACTGACATTCGTTTACCCATTTGTAAAACTTTTCATAATCAAACCCGCTCTCTTTATATTCGCCTGTTCCTTTGTATGGAATATCACAATAAATGACAGGATTTTTACCATTAATATTTACATTTTCATAAGAAAAATTAGTAATTTGCAGGTTTTGCAGGTTTTGCAGGTTTTGCAGGTTTTGCAGGTTTTGCATTCTTTGTAAATTTTGAATATCAAAACGTTCCATTGTTTGCTTTTTTATGTAATCACAAAAGTAACTGCGTCTTTGTTGAACATCTTTTATATTGCACAATTCGGGTATGTTAATATTTAAAGATTTCATACTATCCAAACAACCATAAACAACAAATTGATGAGCAAGTCTTTTCATTTCCTGTATATCTTCACCATATAAATATCCTTTTTCGCTATTATTACCAAAACTCCAGCAAGTCATAACAAATCCACTATACCAATCTGCGTCTTGCCTATTACATTGTTTAAAAAACTCTTCCCTTGTAACCCATTCATAAAATTTAGGTTCAAGTTCTCTGTGTGTTTTTAGGTATTCAACCAATGAATAAATATGGCTATTTAATTCGTTGTAATGAACGTTAAATCTGTAATCTTTAATTGCATTAAACGAAACTGAACCACCTCCACCAAATAAGTCATAAAAATCAGTTATACTTGTGTGCCGTTGAGTTATAAAATGCAAAATATCACTTGCTAATTTTCTTTTAGAACCCATATATGGGATACCTAAATTCATAATTTTTGTGTTTTTAAAAAGGGGGTTCTGCTTCTTGTTGATTTATTGGGGTGTAAGCGTCAAATAGTTTACTTGGTTGTAATTGTTTTGGCTCTGTGTACTTTGGTAACTGTTTCTTTTTGTGGTACTCTTGGATTGCGTTGTATCCACTTGCAGGTATCGACCTGTTTGCAATATACTCAAACCCTGAAAGGTTATTAACCATTTTAAAGTCAATGGGTTTACTAAATGGAGTTACCCTGCCACCTGTTTCTGTTTCTTTAACTTTTCTAACGTGAAATTCCGTGTACATCCATTCCGTTTCGTGTTGAGTTATTCTGTGGATTGTAATAAATTCGTCTGCCTTATTAGCAAACATAACGCCCATTTCAGTATCCTCTTTTTGTGGTGCTTTGGTATATCCGCTTTTGTCTTTATTCCTTGCACCGACAGTACCAACGTGACAATTCAAATAAATAGAAATGTTATACTTTTTGGCAAATAATTGTATAACACTTGCCGCTTCGTAATGATAATCATACGTTGAATTTTTTGACTTTGACGGTATATCAACTTTAAGAGAATTGTAAGGGTCAATCATTAAACCCTTGTATTGATGTTTCTTAAATGCCAACTTTGTCATGTTTAAAATATCTTGGTAGTTGTACATCTTGTCGCTGACTTTTATAATGTCAAAGTTTTCTTTTACAAATTGCTTTGCAAACTTGTATTTATCTTCACTCATCGTGTCTATTGGTTCACTCCAATAAAATTCAATTAGCTTTCTGATAATACCACCTACCCTGTTTTCGGAACTAAAAATAAGCCATTTCCAACCATGAAACATACAGGATAGCATTGCTAAATACCAAACAACAGAACTCTTACCTGTATTATCAATCCCGTTTATGATAACCAAATTACCCTCTTTAAAAAGAAAATGCTTATCAAGCGGTTCAATTCCGGTTGATTTACCCATTTCAAATGTTCCTGTTCGCCATTTTTCAAGGTACTCATTATAATCTTCTTCGGTAGCAAGGAAAGAAAAATCATCCTCATCTGCTGTGTTTATTATGCTTGGTATTTCAGTATCAACCCTGTCATCATCTTTACTCCCGTAGCCATCTTTTGAAAGCATAATTGGCAATGCGTTCCAATCTCCATTACATTTTAAAATACAGTAAACTGCATAAGGTCTATAAGCCGTCTGTGCTTCAAATTCAGTTGATGTACTAAATACACTAAACCAATTTTTTTCTTCATCAAAATTGCCTGAATGAGTTGCTTTGGTATCTCCGGGTCTTTTAAGTAAAATTTTACTTCCCTTTTTACCAACGGCTGTCCATCCATATTCCTCAAGCAATGAAACTACATCGCCACGTTTGTCATAATCTTCAAGCGGTGTATCGCCCTTAGTTGTTTTTCTTGGTAACGTTTTCTTGGGCTTAAACTCCTTGTAAACCTCATTAAAACTTCTTGCTACCGAGAATAATATATCTCTTTCTTCTTCGGTAATGTATTTAATCTTGTCAAAACTACCATACTTTATTTCGTAACCTTTTGTCGGATAACAAGCTATGTAACCGCCTTCTCCCCTTGTTTCAAATAAAACCCTAATTGTATCTTTTTCACTTGCGTTATGCGCTACAAGGGTTGCTTTCTGAATAATTTGCTCGCTACTTAATTCGCCTTCTTTTTTTAAATCAGAAACTATTTTATCATATGTTTTCTTAAATGTAAATTGCCTTTCTTCTTCTGTTGTATAACGTTCGGATAGTTTCCTATTTCCCTCAATCGCTTTACATTTAAAAATTAAATGATAACCACCGCTAACTGTTGATTGTACTGTTAACTTCCGTAAAAGGTTTTTATCAATTTCACCGACTTGTTTTTTAAACTCATCGAATATCTTTCCAGTAAGGTCATACTTTAAATCAACATCAATAGCTTGTACATAATCAGATATTTTACCGCATACTAAACCGATTGCTTTTGCCCTACTAAAATCATATTCTTTTTTCGTGGTTTGCCACTCATCAAATATTGGCCTCTTATTTTCAAGCACAGGCATAAATTGTAAGCCCTGAACTTTAGGTATTAATTCTTGATTCATCTTACAGGAACAGGTTTACGATGTGTTGGCAAAATAGAATTTAAACTTTTTTCGTTTTTTTTCTTCTCCTCTTTTGTCGCTTTAGGAAAATCTTTTTGTAGCCAAGTAATCGCTGTCTTGTAAAGTGATTTATATTTTTTGTTTTCTTTGTAGTTTTCTATTTTGTTAAAAATATCATCAATCTGTTTTGGTGTCCACCCGTAACCCAACAATCCCAAGTACTCATCTTTTGTGATACTAAGGTGGTCTACTTTTTTTAAAATTTCGTTACCGCCTTTATTAGTTAAACTATCTAAATAACTATATATATTTTCATTTTCCATATGTAGTAACATATGTTCAACACTTGTTTCATCATATGATGTATCATATGTAGGTACACTTGTATTATCATATGTTTTAACTTTATTCTCTCTCCTACTGATACAGAACGACTTACGTTTTTCTTTTTCAAATTCAAGACGCTCGTTATAGTACTTAACACCATCAAACTTAAATTTACTCTTAATTACAGGCCATAATTTGTCAAAATGAGAGTTTAAAATGTGCCTTACATTGTCCTCATCAAACCGCCCAATGTTAAACTGAAGCATGAGTAATTCAAAATAAGCACCCTTTTGTTCAAAGGTCAAATACATGGTTCCACTTATCCAATCACCGGGATAAAAAAGGAAAGCAGGGTCTTTAGCCATTGTGTTTATCTCCTTTCACGTAATCCCAATCCTCGTTTGGGTCATCTATTATCACCTTCCCTAAATGAGTAGCTATCTGTTGAGA